TTAAGTATGTCAATATATGGTGAATATTTAAAGGATCTATAGTCAGCAAAGTAATGAACTAATTGAGTATTGTAAGGATCTCCTCCCTTACCATTATCGTCAATAAACTTTCTCATATTAGGTTGAGGAAGTCCTGAAGGATTAGTTTTTGTACTAAAGTGCCAGTTAAAATCATTAGCATGTAAAGTATACTGAAGATTTTTAAAGCTTTTTTGATCAATAAGGTTATCGTATATCTTCATGATTAAAATAGTCCTTACGATAGTAACGACCTAGTATATTACTGTTATAAAATGCAGGTGTTCCGTCCTCTAAAGATTCTGTTAGAACTCCTCTTGTGAAGAGCTGTCTAGTCTCCTCATAATTGACTCTACCTGGGGTGGGATGCGTTGAGAGGATTTCTCTTTTGAAATTCTCTCTGCCCACTCTTCCAATGTCTTGTTTAAGCTCTGCAGAGCTTCCGTAGTATCGTTTCCAGTCTGATTCACTTGTGACCCTACGCTTGCCACCTTTAGGTTTTCGTTTCTGGTAGAAATATTTTCTTCCGATGTACTGTTGACCTGTCTGGAGATTAGTAATCCTGTAGACAAAACCGAACTGGTCGCCAATATCATCAGAAGTGAAAGGTTTACCCTCATATATCCAGGGGTTTTCGTAAACTCCCTCTTCAGCCATTTCATAATTTTATTATCACTTATATATTTATGGTTCACTGAATAGTATCTCATTCATGTATGTGTCAGCCCATTCCTTACCAAAAAAGTTAATTAATATATTTCTAGTTTTATCATTTAACTTCTGTTCTTTACAATAATCTACTTGACCATCATACCTTTCATCTGCTCCATCAGGATCTGGATTTTCTTTCCAAACTGATCCTACAAATATTTCTAGATACTGATCTACTATCTCATTAAACTTATTCATGTCCTTTGTAGACTCTAATCTAGCAAATTTACAGTATGGAGAAAACATTTCACCCCAATCAGGAAGTTTTCTTTTGCCAGAAAAATTATAATAATTACTTATCTCTTCAATGTCCTCAAATATAGGTAAATCCAATCCATTTACTGGTGTAATATCAACGATAGCAGCACTAATTAAATCTTTTGTTGGAGCAACAAGATCTACTCCAAAAATAGGCAAATTATAATTAGGATCTGGCCAAAATACTGAATGAAGTATCTCTAATTTACCAAGTTTTGCAGTCTCTAAGTGTATCTTACGTAGTCCACGACACTTAAACATTTCATTCTTAATGTATAAGTCTTCATCTTCAAAACTACTATGAACTGAAGCAAGTTCTGGCTTGACAGGTAGTGGTTCTATGCCTGGAAAATTTTCCCATGCAGAACGTATAAGTTTTGATAGTTCTTCTATTGCTGGATTAGGCATAACTAAAAAAGAATTCCTTTATCAATGTTTCAGATTTTTCTTTACCAAATCTACTAGCCAAATAACCTGAAATTGGGTCTAGTCTTATCATATACTTATCAAAATCATTATACTGTGTAGTGTCAGTACCAACTGGTTTATGTTCTTCTATCATTTCTTTATAAAATTCTAGATATTTTCTGAACATAGGTAGATGTTCATCAACCTCACTAGGAAGACAGTATCTAACGTAGATATTCTCAGAGAAATGATTCCCTGGTTCAAAGAATCTATAAGTTCCCTCTGCTTTTGGTAATTTATCAGTTGAGAACAAATAATTTTCTACTGGGTGTTGAAAATCAAATACCAGAACTACTCTTTTCTCATTCATACCCATAAGATCCATACCAAAACAAGGAAGATTACTTCCTGTCTTAGGATATATTATATTGTTATGAATATTACAAGATTTATTATCCCAGATTTCTATCTGTCTTGATTTAATAAAATATTCACCTGAATATAAATCTGCAGTCAAATTGACACCTTTATCATTAGTCCATTCAGCATGACGCTGAACGTACTCTATGTCTGGAAAAATTTCAGCAACGACTGCTTTATAATTTACCCATAAGTCATGATTTTTTGAGTTCATTGTGTATTACTTCAGGTAATCCCATAGTTTTATATTCAAGCTGTTCCTTTAAAAACTCAACTTGAGTCTTTAAAACTTCCTTTTCTATTTTTAATTCTGCGATCTCTTGTTCGTAGAGTATAATCATTTGTTCTAGTTTTTGATTTTTTAATTCAACATCCCAGTCCATTAGTCATACCAAGGATCGGGTATTAAATTCCTTGGTCTTTCTGTTGTTGGAAAAACTCTTTTAGACTTGACTGGCAATTGGGTGGTTCTGGGGTCGTAATACCCTTCTTCTTCCTCCAGTCGTTGTGCATCGCTTGCATCAACCAACTCTGAGATAGACTCTTCGGTCCATTCATCAGCAATTCTCTGTTGAGTTTGCCGTGAACTTTCATACCGAGGTACTCCTCTCTCCACGATTCGTCTCGTGGTTCTGGTTCTGTACTTGCTGCCATGATTAATGTACTTCTTGAGAATTAAAGTTGAGGTTGAGAGTAATCCTCTGACCACTTTGTGGATAAGAGCACGCATGTGGTATACCTCCATCAAATACAACGAGCCTATTTTTCTTGGGTGTTACACTATCTATAACCTCTAACTTATTGTCAAAGAAATAAGTGTCACCAGTAGAATCATTTACAAAATACATGACAACAGTATGTTTGTCACGTTGATCAATAATTGGAGCTTGATGAAGTTCTTCATTAGGCATTGGTATATTCATACCAAACCTTACTCTAGTTATATATGATTCCTTATCAATACTAGATTTCTCACCTAAAAGATTAACAATTGATTCAAATCTAATAAAATTTGCTTCATCAACAATTGATTTTTTGGTATGATAATCATACAGAGGTTTAGCAAATGATGCAAATTCTCTATCAACTTGATAAGACCATTGAAAGTCAAATCTAGTAGTCATATCTTCAAGAAAATCAGCAGTTGATTCTGGAAGAGCATTATCAATAATTTTCATAGTTTAAATCCTGCGAATGTGTCTTTTTTAACGTCTTGTTTAATACTACCTATCATATAGGACTCTACTTCTGTCTCTTGTGGTGCTACTTGTAGTCCTTTAGAAGACAACCAGTGTGCAGTCCAAGGTAATGGGTTGTTTGCAAGTGGTACATCAAAGATAGGTTTCAATCCTATAGATTTTAACCTACGATTAGCAGTCCACTCAACATAGTTTTGTAATAATTTATCATTTAAACCAATGATAGATCCATCCTTAAAGAGATACTCTGCCCATTCTTTTTCCTCATCAACACATTTCTTAAACATTTCATAGACATTCTCTTCCTCTTCCTTGATGATATCAATCATCTCTGGATCATCACCTTCCTTCCACTTGTTTAATATATTATTGGTGACTGCCATGTGTTGTGATTCATCCCTAGCAATAAGGGAGATGATCTTGGCACTTCCTTCAAGTAACTTAAGCTCACCAAATGCAAAGGAGCAAGCGAAAGAGACATAAAAGCGAATACCTTCAAGAATGTATACATTAGCAACTGCTCTATAAAGTGAACGTTTTAAATCTTTACGTGTCCATTCTGAATTAGGATGACCATACATGTCAGGTTTCCAACTATTACTCTGACCATATTCCTGTGCTAAATTAAGGAACTCATCATATGCTTTAGTGACTGATTCAGCACGTGCAAGAATCTTTTCATCATCAAGAATAGTATCAAAGACCTCTGATGGATCTGGATATACATTCTTAATGATGTGAGTATAAGACCTACTATGAATCATCTCCATAGTCTGCCATATATTCATACAACCTTCAAGCTCAGGTAATGAAACGTATGGAGCAAAAGCCATGCCAGGAGCACGACCTTGTACACTGTCCAAGAGGATTTGATACTTGAGATTGCTAGTAAATATGTGTTTTTGTGCATCATTTAATGTCTGATAGTCTGCTCTGTCTTTTTGGAGTGATACCTCTTCAGGTCTCCAGAAGAATCCTAGTTGTGTCTGTGTTAGCTTATCAAAAATAGGATACTTAAATTTATCATAACGTTGTACTCCTAAAGGAGGACCAAAAAACATCTGTCCTTTGGTGGTATCTACTTGATCAGTATTGAATACTGTCATGTGATCTACGCTAGTCATGTTATTAGTTCTAAATTTTACAGCTGTCACAATCTTCTTCCTCCGTTTCAAATATGTCTTCTAACAAATCTTCTATACTTTGTTTCTTATCTTCTGTTAATAATGGCTCATCATCACTCTTAGTATCATATGTATTTTGATAATAAGAGGTCTTCCAACCATACTTATATGTTGTTAAAAAATCCTGTGCCATAACACTAACAGGTACCTCATTATCAGGATAATTCTCTGGATTATAACTCCAGTTACCACTAATTGCTTGGTCAAAGAACTTTTGCATAGCAGATACTATTTTTATGTATCCTTCATTATCTTTCATATCCCAGAGCAAAGTATAATTGTTCTTCAATGTTGTATATTGTGGAACAATTTGCTTAAGTGGTCCCTTCTTGGACTTCTTAGTTGACAAATAACCTCTAGGTGGTTCTATACCATTTGTGGCATTAGAAACCACTGAGGATGATTCTGAAGGCATCTGAGCAGACAATGTAGAATGCCTTAAACCATGTTCTTTTATATCTTCTCTAAGTGATTCCCAATCATTAGTTAATTCTGTTCCACAGAACTCATCAATATCACGCTTGTACGTATCAATTGGGAGGATACCGTCTGAATACTTGGTGCGATGGAAATATTCACATGCTCCTTTTTCTTTTGCGATTTCGTTACTGGACTTGAGTAGATAGAACTGGAAAGATTCAGACAAGTCGTGTACGAGTTTCCATGCTTCTGGGTCTCCATAGGATTTTCCTTGTTTTGCTAGGTAATGTGCTAGTCCGATATAACCAATACCAAGAGAACGACGTGCTAAAGTAGAAACTTTAGCAGCTTCAACAGGATAATTTTGATAATCAATAAGTTCCTCTAGACCACGGACAGATAGGTCACAGAGATTTTCAAGTTCTTCTAACTTATTGATTTTACCTATGTTAATAGCAGAGAGAATACACAATGCAATCTCACCCTCACCATCAATGTGTTGTAATGGTGTAGTAGGTAAGGTAATTTCTTGACAAAGGTTACTCATGCTCACTTTATCTTTAAAAGATGAGTGAACATTACAATGGTCAATATTCATTAGATAAAGACGACCAGTTTCTGCTCTCTCTTTTAATATATCAAGAATTAATTCTTGAGCATTAACTTTTATTTTTTTAACAGATGTATCATTCTCATACTTTACGTATAAGTCATTAAAACTTTCTGTACCAAAACTATCATAAAGCCCTGGAACATCATGAGGAGAAAAAAGACTAATCTCCTCGTTGTCAATGAATCTCTGGTAGAATAATTCACTAATTTGTATACTATAATCTAACTTTCTGACTCTGTTGTCTTCTGTTCCTTTGTTGTTTTTGAGGACGATGATGTCTTGGATTTCTTGATGCCAGATAGGAAAGTGGACAGTAGCCGATCCTCCTCTAATACCGTTTTGCGTACAGCATCTGACAGTTGACTCAAATTTTTTAA